TCACATCATGACTTACAACGCTTACAGAAAAAGACATTACAATCTATCATCTAATCAAAAAAAGCAATATGCTTTGGAAATGCAAGAGCTAGAAAACTATCTAGCAAATAGTGATTATTCATATTCCACTCATTTAGATAGTGTATATAAAGAACTTGATGACTGCACTATCCGTCTTTCTAATCACAAGCCTTCTTCTGAATATCACGACTTGTCTGATAATACCTCAAGACCAATCGTTGATATTCGCAAGTCCAAGAAAGATTTTATTAGCTTCCTAGAAAATGAAATGGAAAACCTAATTACAATAATTTCATATCTTGACCTTACTTACTACCGCTACATTAAAGTTAAACCAGAAAGCAAAACCTTAGTTTGTTACTTCAAGGGATATAAAACAAAAAAAGTTGAATTATTTTATTAAAAATACTTGACAAGTTCAAAATAAAGTTATATAATAATCTTACAAAAACATAATAAAGAAAGGAGCTTCTTCTCTCTAATCGTCTAGTCCATACTTGAAAGGAGGTGAAAATATATGACGATTTTCAATGAAAAACCAAGTGAAGACTTGAAGAAACAACTTGAAAAACATCAAAAAATTGTAGTTGATTATCTTCGTTCTTTACCATCTATTGCTATCTTTTGTGATAACTATACCGAGCTTTCTCGCTCACGTATCCGAATGATAATGAATCAGCCTGAAAGCTTCTACTCATTATCAATCACTAACATGCTCAACCTATGCAACCACATTGAACAAATTAAAAATAATTAGAAAAGGAAATTACTACTATGGCAAACGCATTTAATTCATTTAACATTGACGGAACTTTTTCAACAACTAACAAACAAAAACCTAACAAGAAATTCAATTCTAAGGTTAATACAAAAACCGCTTACATCACCTTTGAACAGAAATACCGTGACCTTATCGAAGAAAAGGGCTTGACTGTTTACACATCCACTGAAAACAAAACAGATTTTATCGTTGTGAAATGTGCTAAGAAAGTCAATGTTTACAACAAAAAAGGTGAAATTATCCTTGTCCTTGATACAGACTTAGACAATGAGCATGTTGTTGACAACTTCCTTGCTAACAACCCAGTCAAGCTAAACATCATCTTAGTTAAAAATGAAGAAGGCAATGACTTTGCACGCTTGAAAGCAATCTTAGTAGATGAACTTGAAGACATTGAATTTGCTAAGGAACGCAACCCATTTGCTGAAGACTAACAAGATGATGAAATATGGTTAAAATTATAAATCCGCTAGGCTCTGAGATTGACCGAAAAAGGCGCTCAGAGTCCGAGCGTTTACAGAGAAAAGGTCAGCATACCTTAGAATTAGCCCGTGATAGGCAATCATACATCTATAATCGTGGGCAATCAATCATTATTGAAAAAACCCATTATACAGACCTTGATATGCTCAACACTGCTATTAGAAATTTGAATAAACCATTCAATAAATATGTATCAGACCCTCTTCATATCACTGTTCCAACTTCTTATGTAGATATTAAATCTCTTGTAAACGGTAAGTTCCTTTCAACTCTAACAGAGTTTGAACATACTCTAAATATGATTGAGCAGACATCAGATGATAGCTTTGTATACACTCACATTTCAGTATATATTGAGGGTCTAAAAGACAGTAACAAAGCGAGCTTTACAGAATATATATTTAAGGACGCAAAATCTATCAGAAAGCTCATGCGCAATATCATTCGCTTTAACATGAAAATGCGCAACATAAAAAAATCAAAACCATATATAATCAACAAAGTATATTATGAGGATATTATTTTACATGGATAAAGAAAGAAAAAAATATTTAAACACTTTAAACAAGTATAAAAAGAAATATCTTCCACCTGAATACAACCAACTTGAATTACTTGACCATTTATGCAATCCTGATATAGATTTTTATATCTCTATTACAAATCGTGGTGATGGTAAATCTTTTAACTATCCATCAGCCTTACTCTATCTAGCAGTGGTACTGGATATTAAGCCATGTTTTGTAGTACGACATTATACCCTACAATCAAGAATAAAAGAACTCATAGAGGAAATTTTTATCACTATCAAGTGGGGTGACATCAATCAAATTTGGTATAGGAACACGGACGATTATATCTTAGTCGGTCTAGGTGACAAGGAAATTGCCATCATAACAGACCTCAATAATGCATCCGACCTCAAATTTTCATCCCAAGTCTTGAAGCACTTCCCTATCATCATTTATGATGAGTTCACCGCTCTTGAAAGCGACTACATACCAAATGAGTTTGAAAAACTTCAACTAATCTACCGCTCTATTGACCGTATAGCCAATCGCCCTTATATCAAGTTTCCAAAAATTATCCTCTTAGGAAACCCTGTAAACTTTGAAAGCCCTATCTTTCCAGCTCTCAAGCTCTACAATGCTTTGGAAAATCAGCCTATAAATACTATTCAACAGTATCAAAACAAACTTTTGGAACTTAGGCGGAATGACAACGTAAACGCTATGAAGAACCTCAGAGCTTTTGCAGATGAGGAGGATAGCAACGTAACTGGTCAGTTCAACTTCTCTCCTCACCAACTAATATCGGAAGCTGAGTACAACAAAATAGAGGTCAATGCTTTATCTGTTAAGATTGATATTGGTGACGGGCGGTGTTTGTATTGTATCAATAAAGATAATACCTATGTTTTATCTATTGAGAAGATCTCAGGTACAGAGGAATACTGTATCAATCTCAAAGACGAAACAGACAAAAAGGAATACTTAACCCAAAAGTATTACAAGCCCGATTTTGTAAAATACTATGAAAAAGGACTATTTCTCTTTAAAGATAGCTTTTCAAAAACATTCATCAAAAACAATGACCATCTTTTAACTATCAATCTTTTTAAATGCCTTCCAACTTCTTCTCCTACCCGCAACAATAGAGAGGAGGTATATAAAAAGAATAGCATGGAAAAATACATTCAAAAATTAGCAGAAAGGTACGAATAGAATATCATGGATAATACTAATTTTGCTAATTTTTTAAAGTCTGTTAAATCGAAAAAAGTCCATTTGTTTATGGATATTGAAACGTTGACTATCAATAAAAAAGCAGGCAAAATTAAACCATCTATGTACCACTCAGTCACTTATTCCGTCGCTGTTGCTTTCTTTTCAAATCCATCTGATGAAATGCCAGACTATGCTATATTTAATACATTCAAAGACTTCTTTGAGTTTATTTTTAAGCATGGTAAAAAGAAGCCTGATTATATCCTTAATTTTCACAACGGTAACAAGTATGACCATCACTTTTTAACTAGCGAGGTAGCAAGAGCCTATCCATTACTAAAGATTGAAAACGCTTATATAAGAAATGCTATTCAAAATGATAATACATCTTCTAAGTCTGTTTTGACTTGGCAAGAAAAAGAAGACGGTATCATTTTAGAAAAGCGTGTAAAATCTTCTAATAATCTGGAGCTGGAGTTATTCCTAAACAACTACCATTTTTACACGATTGATAACTATGTTAAAACTAATGCAAGTATAGCCACAATCGGTAAAAAGCTGAAAGACCATGATTTTATCACTGAAGAATACCTAAAGACATCATTTGATTATACTAAGTATGATTTAGAAGAAGACTTGTCACCAGACCTACTTTATGACTATGTTTCTATGGTATTCAATCAGCTTTCTGAAAGTGAACTAATATATATACGCAATGATGTGATTATCCTTGCGCTATGTGTGAAGCATTACTCAACACTATTCTTTGGGTTTGATTATGATGAAATTACTTTTACATCAAACATCAAAAAGATGTATATTGAGGATAACCCTCTTGCTCAGTTTCAGCTATTGAAGAAAGTCCGTAAGCATACACTCAAAAACACTGATTATCATTTCCATAATCTCAACTTTTTCAACTATCTGAACAATTTTTATCGTGGTGGACTTAACTTATATAATGATAAGTACATATCTACCATCCTTGAAAACGGTTTTTCTATAGACATCAATTCTTCTTATCCTTTTGTGATGTACTTTCACAAAATGCCTACCATTTTAAAATATTATGGAGACTTTGAAGAACCTACTCAAGCATTGATACAACATCACGAAGATTATACCACCTTTTTTACAATTCGATATGAAGACCTAAACGAAATCATTTCAACCATTCCATCTAACATCATTCGTAAAATGATAGTAAAATATTATCCTATGAAAAATGGAGAGGTCTATATATCATCAGTCTTTATTGACCTAATAAACAAGTTTCTACCTGAACCAATTGATACGCTTCCAATCACATCCTTTGTAACCTATGAGTGTTTGGATTTTGAGGCAAAAGACATCATATCTCATAACTACTTCATTAAGACCCAAGGGAAAAACCAGTATGAGATAGACTATCAAAGCCCCATCAATATATCAGTCACAGAAAATAAAAATCCCTATGTTTTTTCTGATACAGAGGTCGCTGGGTCAAAGGTATTGCTAAATGGTATCTATGGTATTCCAGCCTTGCGTGCAAATTTTGACTTGTTTAGACGTGATGAAAAAGGCAACCTTTATAACATTGAAAATGGTTTTGAAAACTCAGAGCGCAACATTATCTTTTCAGCAACTGTGACGGCTTATGCTTTCTATAATCTGCTCACCCCTCTTTCATACATTCCTATAGAAAAGATAGATGAATATTTCTGGTATTGTGATACAGATAGCTTGTACCTATCAATGGAAGCCAATAAATATCTACCACAAGAAATGTTTCATCCTTATAACCTTGGCAAATGGGATATTGAAAACCAACATATCGAACAATTCTATATGTTGAATCATAAAAAATACTGTTACTTTGCCAACAATAAAATCAAAGTTAAGTGCGGAGGTGTACGCAAGGATAGCTTTAATTTCAACATGGATTTTAAGACCTTTATCAAATCCCAATTTTCATCTGGTACAAAAATCAAGTCAATCCGTGCTATTCGTAACGAATGGAACACAATTTCTCTATATGATACATGGATAAAATTGGACGAAGGTCTATCCTATCCTATCCAGTATGACCCAGAAATTGAAAAGTACAAGCAAGAAATTATAGCAGAAGCAAAGAAAGAGCTACAGTCTCAGCAAGAGGAAAGCACATCGAAACTCCTCTATATTGAAACCAATTTCGGTACAATCTCAACACGTGATTTTATCCCAGAAAAAGAGCAAGGGATATATGCTTTAAAATACTACATTCAAACTCAATCCTATTATCTTGATGAATTGGAAAAAATGGGAGTTGACTTGTAGACCACAATATCATATAATTAAATTATTAAAAGAAAGGAGAATAGCTATGCTATTTACTGCTATCACCCAAACGGTGAAGAATGAACTTTTAATCATTTTCCTGTTTCTCATTCTCATTGATTTCTTGACTGGTTACCTTAAATCAGTCAAGTGGCACGTTACATCCAGCGACATTGGAACAAAAGGGGTTATTAAACATACTTTCACCTTTATTTTCTATTTTGCCGTGGTCTTCTTTGGAAACTACTTTCAATCCATATTCATTTCCAATGCTCTACTAATGCTTGTCATTCTAACCTATATCACTTCTATTGTTGAAAATCTAGGGGTGATGGGGGTCTATGTACCAGAGTTTATCAAATCAAGGGTCATGAGTGAGATTGAAAAATACACAAAAATGCTAGGAGAACCTACAGACAATGAAAAAAAATGACTACTTTATTGATGTATCAGGCTGGCAAAGTCCAGACCTCACATCATACATCGAAGCAAGCGGAACTGACAAAACCATTATCAAGGTCACTGAATCCACATACTTTATAAACAATTATGCTCAATCTCAAGCAGACACCTCAACACCTGTTGGCTACTATCACTTTTCCCGTTTTGGAGGTGACATTAACCAAGCCGAAGCAGAAGCCATCTACTTCCTGACCAACCTCCCTAGTAAGGAAGTTCCTTACTTAGTCCTAGACTATGAGGAAGACGCTTCTAGTGATGTGCAAGCGAACACATCCGCTATTCTTCATTTTATGGACATCCTTGCGCTTCATGGCTATCAACCTATTTACTATAGTTACAAGCCATATACCCTAGAAAACGTTGACATTGCTCAAGTCACTGCTAAATACCCAAACTCACTTTGGATTGGTTCTTATGCTGACTATGAAGTCCGTCCAACACCTGACGGTATTTGGGATTTTTTTCCGACAATGGATTATGTGCGCTGGTGGCAATTCACCTCAACCGCTATCACGGGAGGTCTTGATAAATCTATCGTCTTATTGGATGATGAATTTGAGACTACACCTAGCCATATATCTACCCTAAACAACCAAACAACCTCAAAAGATGAAAAGGAGAAAAACACTATGAAAATCTGTATGCGCTCACACTCTGGAAAGCAAGGCTATATTGCTATCGTTGATGGTCGTAAAATCCCTATTGCTGACATCGGAACAGTAGCGACCTTGAAAAAAATTGGCTTTGATGAAATTTCCGTGCATGACAAGGATTTTGACAATATCGCTCAAGCCTATTCTAAATAGACAAAAAGAAAAGAGGGTTTAGTTCCCTCTTTTTTCTTGTCTTCTTTTTCTTCCTTTATATTCTATTCTATGGTGGACTAATTAAGCTAGTCAGACCATACAGAAATTGGTCAACATTGTAAGACCTGACCGAAACAGGTGCAGCGTTCCAGTTCTGGTCGGTTACTTCTACAGTCGTTCCATCATATCCAGTCACAACTCCCGTATGACCAGCCCAAGAGGTGTACCAGACCCCCTGAACATTCGCCGCTACATTGTAAATATCACCGACTTTTAAATTTGCCTTACTAGGCTCTTTGACCGTCCAACCGATAGAAGCCCAATCGTACCCGCTCCCGATATTCGCAGCCCTTAGAATATCACCCTTGATAAATGCTGGTGGAATTTGACCAAGGGAGTAGCTGATGTGATAGCCTGGACTGATAGAGTTTACATACCAAGAAACCAGAGCATAGCACTGACCGTCTCCGATTGTTTGCCCTTGTAAAGAGCGTACTGTGTTGACCTTGCTAGGTACGTCTGTTTTTTGCCCAGCGTTGGGCTTAGGGGTCTTCTGCTGAGCTTTTGCGATTGCGCCCCCTGACCAGTCTATTTTTTTAGTCGTTTCTGTCACGCTTCCTTGGATGGTAGAGAAAAGCCCATTTAACACATCATCATTTAATGAGACTTTTAGCAAGTTGTCATACATTCGGGTTACTGTTATAACACGGTTTGAATAGCTCTGACCGTGGTTGAGGTCGTAAACGTTGTGAGTGAAAATATCTTCTACCCCCTTTTTTAATTGATTGAGTGCTTCGGCTAGAGCGTTATTTTGCTGACCCTTGGCAACATCACGGATAGCCTTTCCGCCCGTTGACTTACCAGAAAGGTCAGGAGTTTGCGAACCCTTTTTAAAAGGGTCAGCTCCTGAATTTTTGATAGTGTTGATAATCTGGTCGTAAGGGTTTCCAAAGTAAACATAAGGAACTCCGCCTTGATTAGCCGTACACCAGTTTGTAGCCCAGACCCAAGCATTACCAGCCATAGTAGAGGGCATGAAAACCTTTCCAATCGTGGTGCTTCCAAGTGAATTGTAGAAGGCTTGACAAGCACCGGAATTGTCCTCTTGAGCGGGCTGAAAAACTTCGGGCGCCGAGAGGGCTACGGGTAGGTTTTGCTTAGAGACAGATAATAAATAATCGCAATCATCTATTAAACATCCTAGACCTGTAGAGGATGTATCAGACCCATAGTGATTTATCCAGTTCCCAGCTCCTCCACTTTCTGTCACAGTATAAAATAGGAAGAAAGCATAGCCCCCTAACTTTTCTTTTAGCTTTGGTATATAAGTAGAAAGGAGATTGGCTTTGGTGACACCGTAGGAGTTGATTACAGGTCGAGCGCCACCCTGAGCCATAAACCAGTCAGCTATCTGGTTTTCAGAAAAGCCAAAGTTAGATGAGAAAGGTTGGGATAAAAAATCTTGGTACTGTTGGGTAGTATATTGTTTATATGTAGGCATTTTTATTTTACCATCCTATTATCGTAAAGTGCATTTGAGAAAGGGTTCGCCCGTCCGTCATTATGCCATAAGCGTACTCCACCCTCAAAAATCGTACGTAGCTGATTGAGAAAATCTACATCAATATCTGGTAAATTCCAAACCCCCTTGAATTGTAACCAATTGCACCGCTCTTGGCTATCAATTAGACCCGTCAAGGTCTTGCGCTCATTTATGTCATAACCAAACATATTATAGTATTGAGCAACACGATTACGGTCAGAACTTGAGAGGGTGAATACTTGAAGGTGTAAGCCCCACTCATCTGTTTTAATAAGTAGAGAGTTTCCGTTGGTTTGGTTTGAAACCTTTGGAGGTTGTAAGGAAAGCTCTTTCATCTGAGCGTCTTGGTCACGATAATATTCGTACTCATTATTAAATAAGCCAGCAATCTTTGATGGTGCTGAAGCAAGCCCACCAGAAAACACATCTGAAAAAGCAGTCAAGGAGTTAAATACACGGTCTTGAAGATTATCGCTTCCTTGGATTTTACGAAGCCGACCTGAGAAAGTCCGTGAGTTTGAAAGCTCACGACTGTAGGCGGTCAAGGCTTTTGAGAGGTTTCCAGGGTTAATCATAGTAGGCAATTCGTCAAATTCATCAAAGGTTAAGGAGTAGTTAAGGTAGAATCCAGCCCGTTCCCCGTCTATTCCTCTTGCGCCGTACCCATCTATATAATACTTGATGTTGTTAAAATAGCCCAAAACATTTTTACACTTGAGGTTAAAAGAGTGAAGTTTAGAGGTTTCAACTGGTAGGGTCTGTGATTTAAAATCTGTTAGCTCCAAACCACAATAGCCAGACCTGAGTAAATGTGGTTCTTGCTCACGGTCAAGCTGGAAGAGGTCACATAGTTCATCAAAAGAATATTTGATAGTGCTTTCAATCGCTGGTGAAAGGGCTTTATTTTTGAGCTGGTAAAGCTTATCAAATCCATCTTTCATCTTGACTTTATCCAAAATACTTTCTGGAATAAATTTTTTAGGTATGATGATACACTTTGTTATATTCTGAGCAATCCAAGGATATTGTGCCATGCGAGAAGAAAAGCTATAAAAGTCTGTGCGGTTTACTAGGTAAACATCTACAGGACTTGAGATTTTGTCAAAGGTTGCTCCTGATGAAGCGACTAGCTTCGGTTCTTTTTCCGTTCCAAAATCTGCGGTTAGTTGTGCAGATGAATAGACCATCACCCAGCTACTTCCAAAGGTTTCAGAGATTGTGCGACTATTTTGTAAAGTCGTGACTGTTGGCATATCCTGAGAGTTTCTGATTTTATCAAGGTTGAGTTTGTACTGGATTTTAGGCAAGTGAGAGCGGATAACATCAACATACCCTATTGTCTCCAAAATATTTCCTTGGGTAAAGGTCATGATAGGGTCAATGAGTAGGTCAATTCTTGTGCAGTTATCATTTACATAGGTGATAGAGACAATGTAGGCATAATAGGTTACACCGTCAAATCCATCTACAAAAGAACAATAGTTGTAACCGTTCATCTGACCAATCGGGTAGTCAATTTGAACAATACCACGGTCACGACGAAAATTGAAAACAGAATTAAATTTTAAAGTAGTATATTTAGTTTTGAAAAATTCGTCTCTTTCTTCATTGCTTTGGAAATGGATAGTATTTTGCATATTGACCAAAGGAGTGTTTTTATAAAAAGTAAAGGGAGTTAGTTTCATGAAATATTCCTTTCGATTTAAATAGAAATATAAGGGTAGTTATGAAGCTACCCTATATTTTATTATTGAAAGACCACATCAAATCGTACATGAACTAAAAAGTTATCAAGTTCCTCCCAAACATCATAGTGAGTTTGACCGTCCTTGTACTTGAGTTGAAGATGTGAATCTTGAACTGTTGCATATGTTCCAAAACTTTTCTCACCTTCTATTGAGGGAATTGTGCTTCCTAAATTATGATAGAATAAAGTAAAATATTTATCAACTGACGTAGCGATGGCAGTGAAAGGCTTCAAGGCAAAGATGTTTATAATTTGATTGACTTCATCAATAATGATGTAAACCTTGTTATCGTTACCATCTACATAGACTTGTAGATCGTTAGGTTTTACCTGAATATTTGTTTGTCCACCTAAACCGTTTTCAGCTTTTACGATATAAATTGAATTATCAACTGAGGTCAAGCGTTGCTCTTTCTGGTCGTCATGATTGACTTTCAGCTTGGCTGAATTTTTGGTGTTGTCCAGCTCAATATCCAAAAGCTCAGTATTTTCTGTTTTGTAAATGAGCTTGATGTTGTCTGTTAAGCAGTGCATTTTTTCGTTAGGCATTTTGATAAAATTGTCTTTATCATTGGAAACAATATCGTTTACATCTGTAAACTCTTTGATTTCCTTGCCGTGCACCTGAGCAGTAGTTAGATTTTTGATGTTGCGTGTAAATTCTTGAGCCATAATATTTTACCTCTATTTTCCTATTTTTACTTGATTTTTCCATGAGTTGTCATGGCGGATTTTGTTGTTAGCTTGCAATTTTTTAGAAACGTATGAACCATCTTTTCGGATTTTAAAATCTTTCTTAATGGTCATGAGACTGTTAAAGATACCATCTTGCCGAATAGCCCATGGAATAATTTCGGGAGGTTTCGGCTTGATAATCTGGGTGTAGGTAAATATGTTCTGATGTCGTTGAGCTGGTTCATCCCCACGGATTTCAATTTTGAAATGTGTCCAGTTACCTGTGATAGTGAGAATATCAGCCCATTCAACATTGGACAACTCCCAATTTCCTGTATAGGCTAGCGTCTGGGCTGAGTTGTGACGTGCTACAAGGATATTAGACTTGATGGTTTCCCAATTATTTCCACCGTCCCTTGATACCCACATATCCACATACCAATCATACGTTCCACCAAAATTCACATAGTGTTGATTAGGGATGGCTTGCAAGTCAGCAGATATGGCATAACCAATCAGGCTTAACAATACATATACACCATTTTCACCACGTTGTTCAAAATAAATACCTCTACCGTGTCCAGTTCCTTTGGCTGGATTGAGGTCAAGACCGTGAATAGAAGCGTTAGGACTTCCACCCATAGCCACGTTATTATAGGGTCCAGTCTTTGCATAAGTACCCCATGCGTCATACCAAGGCATATTCTAAACACCTCCAGCCAAGTCATTTTCAGATTTACGATTGTTAGTGCGGATAAAGTATTCACCATCCGTAACTGATGAAAACAAGTTGATATTACCTGTCGCAATGTTTCGACCATTGTTAAAGTTACCTTCAAGACCACCAGACCATGCACCACTATCTGACAAGTTGTTGATGATTTTAGTAAGAGCATTGGTAAGCTTACTATTTTCAACTATTAGATTGTTGTATTTTTCCAACAAATCATTATACTTATTATTGATTAAATCAATTATATCACGGTCAGCCTTTTCACGGTTATTTTTTTCAGCGTCAATTTTGCCGTTTAATTCCTTGTCAGCGTTTATGCGGTCAATGATTTCACGATCAATTTTATTTTTCAAATCATCATCAGTATCTCTCAAGTCAGACAAGACTTTCATCACATCACGGGCATAAAGTCCATCATCTTTCGCCTTGATGGCATTAGGAAAAGTGTAGGTTTTCATGTAGTTTTCATGCGTTCCTATAGCTTCACTTTCTGTCATAGCTGAGATTTTAACATCAGCTTTCAAGTCTATGATGTCCGAATACTTACCAACACACTCACCCTCCTGAATCCAATCATGTGTCTTGGTCATGTCTACCGTGTTGGTGTCCGTAACTGTCAAGTTCCGTCTAGCTACACGGTTCAAAAGGTCAATAGTCAGGCGAGTGATATAGTTCTTACTTGCTAAATAATCATAGTAAGATGGGGCATTGGTATTATAGTCTTTCTTATCATCATACCAAGGTTCATGCTGACCCCGTAGAGGATAACCCATAAACGGGTAAGCCCAAGGATAAAGAAAAGTCTGGTCTTGTGGTTTCTTATCCACTTCATTTGGGTTAATTTGATTATCCATTTAGTTTCTCCTTTAAAAAATTTGACTAAATAACAATGTATCTAACTCATCAAAAATCTGCTTTTTAAACTGATAAACCTTATCAAGATTATCAATGTTATAAGATAGGTTGTTAGTCGTAGTATGATTAGTACCAGAGCTATCAGATTTTGACTTAGATATTGTTGTATTGGTTGCATAGTCCATGCCGTCTCTGTTTAGGTCTATACCAGTATTATTCTGAGGTAAGTCAGCAAACAGATTATTATTCCGTCCTGTTGTTTCGGAAGCTGATTCTCCATTCGTAATGGTATTAGTCCGCCCTTGGATAAACAGTTCTGCTTGATAGATACTGGTTAAGACCTCTAAATTAGTGGATAGATAGCCAACCAATACAGAGCGAAAATGCTCAAAGGTCTGGTACTTAATAACACGGTTCAGAAAAGTATTCAAAAAATCACGTTCAAACCTTAAGCGATTTCTGGTTAGTAAGTCCAGACCATAAAAAATGGTATTTTCACAAGCAGAGATAATTTCTGGATTGATATATTTCGTGATACTGGACATTATTCGCTGTTCATTATCAAATACCGTTATTTGATTATGATTTTGTGATAGATACTCATTATAGCCATTGTTCAAAAGTTCGCTTTGAATGATGTAAAATAGTGTAGTGGTAGTCTTAGACATTAGCTAACACCTCCAATTTTTCCAAAGAAGAGATTTCTGATACCATACTATCTACATACTCAGCTTGAATATCCGTACCATACTTTTCATTTAACAATGTAAGCGGTTCATTTCGTCCACGTAGATAGATATTTTCATTTGACTTTTTAAATGAGCGGTTACTTTCCGCCTCGGTCTTTGATACTCCGCTTTCTTTGTCAACCCCTAACGAATTCAGCCCAAGCATAGAATTGAGTTCTGACAGGATATTTTGGTAAGTTCGTTTTAATTCGGACAAAGCAGAAACAAACGCTACATTAGAAATATTCACAATGTGGTCGTTTACATCAAATTTTGTGCTTGTTTTTATCCACGGCTGACCATTGTATAAAGAGCTTGCCACGTTTTCCATATCATCAGAGTTAAATTCATCACGTAGAAAAGTGTTAATTTTTGCTTGCATGATTATGGAGAAGCGGGAAACTACGATTTCAGTTAGTTCTGTAGTATAGTGGTTCACAACTTCAAAATCATTGACAAAAGCGAGTGGTTTATTATTGAGGACAACAAAGTTACCATTTTTATTATAGGGAGTGATTTCCAGATACTCTGGTTTTTTGAGTAGGTCAGATATAATAAAATTGATGTCTTTTGAGGTGCGGGGAACTTTGTTAAAATAGACGGTGTTATACTGATATTGCTCACGGTTATTATCAATATAGCCAAGGATACCAATTACACCTGTGGTCAACTCACCGATAGCTACAGCGTAGCCTTGTCGTAGCATAATTTCTAGATTGATTTTGTCTATGGAGACTTTTGGGGTGTCGGTATGTTCGTAGGAAATAACCAGCGGTAGCAGTTCAGCATAGCGAGAAAAAAGGATATTGAAAAATCGGTTTCGGTGATTGGTGATTTTGTCCGTTATCTTTTCAGTAAAAGATTGTTCAATCGGCATTTAATTTCCTTTCTACTTAAAAATAGACTAGGCATATTTGCCTAGCCTTTTTAGGAGAGAGCTATTAAGCAGACTTGATAGTCACTTTATTGTAAAACGGGCTAATGGATTTCATAGAGTAGTAGTGAATCCAATGTGTTGTTTCATCAAATTCACCATTATAAAATGGCTCTTTCAGCATGCCCTTTGTGCACCGTTTGTATCTGATACCACGGACATCATAGATAGCAGCAAAATATTCACCCGTTGGTTTCACTTCTGCATAGTCAGCCGCGTCAAAAATTGAGGTGATATCAAATGTGAAAATGGTAGAAGCTGGAATGATGTCGTCTTTTTCAACTTGGTAATCGCCCATAGCTTGCAAAAGCGGAAGCATAGCAGTAGTAACTTTGATGTCTTTGTTTGTCTTATAAACACCACCTAATTCATCAAATGAAATAATGTGAGAAGACAAGTCAATACCGTTTGCATGGAAGCTGTTGGCAAGTTTTGTATCAAGAAGATAGGCTTTAGCATCATCTGATGTGATGATAAGCAAGTCACTTAAATTTGAAATAGTGGTAAAGCGACCAATAGCACCACCAGAAGCATTATGAACTTCATTGTGCTTGTCTGAGTTGTTTTGCAAGTTGAGAATAGCTTTTGAAATTTCTTGGAAAAGACCTTGCATTGATGTTACAGAGCGTTGGTCTTTCGTATGGTTCAAAGCATAATCAAGCAACATAGCTTTCATTTCTTGTTCTTCTGCAATGTTGATGTCTGAAATTTTCTTCTTGTAGACAGATATCGCATACTTGATACCGTCACCGATAGTCAAGAAATTCAAGCGAGCATCATTGTTGTTGAGAGTAAACTTAACTTTTTTGAGAATACCTTGCTGGTAGATTTTGCTTGCTAAGCGTGGATAGTTGCGCTTCAGCATAAGTTCAGCGTTTTTAGTTAAGTCCATTGTGATTGGCACGGAATCAAGAATAACATATTCTTCACTGTACTGACCAATAAAGTCAATTTCTTGAGCCAGCCAGTCAAAGCGGTTACCGTTTACAACTTCAACAATTAGAGTTTCATTCAATTTAGGGAAAAGATACTTATTGACAAATGTTTCAAAAGATGTACCTGTGTTATCCCAATTCGCTCCGAAACTCCAAGAATTTTGGGTGTCAGAGTTGAATTGTAGTAGTGCACCTTGCACGGCTTGAGCGATTGCTCTTTTTTGTGATGGCATTAGTTCATTACCCCTTTATTTTTTAATTCAAGTTCATCTGGTGATGATGGCATGATAGTCATAGAAGAATTAAGCTCCTTTACTTTTGAGAGCTTGTTAGCTTGAAAATGTTCCGTGGTAAAATTAGGAACGGTGTTTTGTTCTTCAATTGGGTTCATTTAGATTAGTCCTCCAAAAATTTTTCAATGTCATCAATTTCGGTATCTTGTTGTTTACCGTCTTCTGATGAGTCTGTAGGTTCTTCATCTTTTTCAGATGGTTGAGGGTTTTCAAGCTTTTTTAAACGTTCCTCAAAAATAGACAAAATAGAAATAAGTTCCTGCTTATCCTTTAGCTCCATGAATGTATTCCTTTCAAAATTTTATTTTACGCTTATATAGTATCATAAATTAAGTAGATTGTCAAGAGGTATTTTTATTTATCTTTAAATTCTTTATACATATCTATTATATCATTTACTTCATTAAGTTCCAAATCACTAGTATTAAAACGATACCACTCATACGCTTCACAAAATGTTTTAATATAATTGTACTCAGTTTCGTTATATGTATAGATGTTGCCCGTAACTGCTTCAATAGGTTCATCATTTCCAAAGAACCATAGACCACTTTCAATCATATATAAATAAATGTCTTCAAAAACATCTGTATGATAAAAATTAGGAATGTTACAAAGATAAAATTTATTTTGGGTCATGATGTGAACTCCTTAGATTGTTTTTATTATGTTTATGATTATATATTATATACTAAGGACAAAATTTTGTAAATAGAAAAGTGAAAAATTTTTGAGATTTTTATAGATATTATTAGATGGATAAAAAGGTATATTATTAGAGTTCTGACTGGCAGCCTGACTGGCAGACTGACTGGCAGCCTGACTGGCAGCCTGACTGGATTTTTTGATGGGGGGATGGTTGGAAAACGTGTCATACCATATTTAGATCGGAAGAGC